TGACTGACCCTTCGGGGTTTTCTGGGGAATTAGCTCAGTTGGTAGTAGCGTTTGCTTTGCAAGCAAAATGTCAGGAGTTCGAGTCTCCTATTCTCCATTTCTAAATAGATTATACAGGTATAATCAAAATAACGATGAAGTCTTTCGGAGATTTTATATTTGAGTGTTACAACTCTGGTTGCTTTTTGTATGAAGGTAGATATAAGCAGGAAAGTGCTTTTATAAGATTGTTTAGGCAAGCTAGAGGATCTAAAGATTGGTCCAAGGCTGCAAAATTAATGGATCAGGGTAAGGAAAAAGAAGCTCTTGAGTTGATGCAAAAGGTTGCTTCTAGTTTGAGAAGAAGAATTTCTGATGCAAGAAATAATCCGAGTAGTCCCTTAAACTATGGTAGATCTGACGCAAAAGAGTATGTTAAGGGAAAGGATGATGCAAGCGAAGAATCGTTTTATGATAATTTAGATGCAGTAGCAGACGCAGTAGCACATGCTCCCCTAGAGAAAAAATTTAGAAGTGCAGTAACATCTAAAGTTTTCTTGGGTAGACAACTTTTTGGAACGGGAACTGATATTGGTAGGCTTACTCAGTTGGCACAGGATGCTGGCATTAAGAGTCAAACTTCAACAGCAGATTTTAAACTTTCTTCCCCAAGAGATTCTACAAAAGGTAGTGTTGGTGGGTCATTAAAGGGTGGTCCAGCACAAATTGCAACTGCAGAACCAGGGGATTTTAGAGCAGCAGTTCAGTATGCTGCTCAGTCTTATGCGGAAAACGAAGTACCAGAAACTGAAAGAAATTATGAAAAAAAGAGACAAGAAATAATTGATAGACTTGTTTCTTTCGGTAATGAAATTGCCGCTCAAGGTGAATCGCAAAGAATACCGAAAGATAGAAAATCTGAAAATAAACAAAAAGTTGCCAAGGCACAATCTGTCTTGACTAAGATGTATGATGATCACCCTGGATTTGATTCTATTCTTTCAAAAACGTTTGCCAGTGGATCACATAGATTCCAAGAACCTGGAACCAAACCAGATCCAGATAAAGATGTTCCTGGAACAGCATCTCTTATGGTTCATACTCCAGAACCTGGGCAAAAGGGTAAGGAGTTTTCCATAGAACCAATCTCCAAAATGGAACCAGTTAAAGGTAGAGCTTCACAAGGAAGAGGTGCCACTAAACCTAAAGAAGGTCCAAGAATGCAAAGAGCAGGAACTGTTAGATTTGATGTTAATGCTCCCGAAGAAGGTGAAGGCACTTTATCTACATTTAGAAAAAGAGTTTCTGACGCACAAAAAGCACTTTCCGACGCCGAAAAAGAGCAAAAGGATGCAAGTGTTATTAAATATCCAAATGGAAAACCAGTACCAAAAAAGAATCCGTTTTATTTACAAAACAATCCTGATATTGCACAACAATACGCAGCAAGACAACAAGCAGCAACACAAGCAGTTCAGCAGGCACAAACAACAATTGCTGATATTCAAGCAAGGGCATCACAATCTACAAACAAACTAAAACAAGAAAAACCAATTCCCGAACAACAACCACAAAGAACTGAACCAGTAGATACAAAACCACAACAACCAGTTAATAAAGAACCAGAGCAACCAACTTCACAACCAGAAATATCAAATCAAAGAAAGAGAAAAAAAGAAAGAACAGAAGCAGATAGAGAGGACACTAGAAGGAGAATGGATGTTGCTGGAAAAGAGCAAGGACTTCCAGAGTATGCTTAAATATTCAGAAATAAATAATCATAACTGATATGTTGTGAATGTCACATTTGATTATTTCAAAAAAGAACGAGGTATATCTTCAGGTAAAAGCAGAACCTCACGTTTATTATGAATTAAGAGATGCATTTCAGTTTGAAGTACCAAATGCAAAGTTTTCACCATCATATAAAAATAAGTGGTGGGATGGTAAGATATATCTTTTCAATGTAAATACGCAGGAAATATATATTGGACTCTTAGATCGTTTAGTACAATTTTGCAAAGATCATGATTATACTTATGAGTTTTTAGACAATAAGTTTTATGGTCTTCCCTTCGAGGTCAATGAAATGATTTCAAAGGAAGGTGTAAAAGATTATATGAAATCTATTTGCAAGTATGATCCACGCGATTATCAAATTGAGGGAGTATACGACGCTTTAAGACATAATCGAAAATTATTGATATCTCCAACTGCTTCTGGAAAGTCATTAATGATATATTGTCTTGTGAGATATTACGTTGAGAGAGAACAAAATATTCTCGTAGTCGTGCCAACGACATCCCTTGTAGAGCAGATGTATAAAGATTTTGAAGATTATGGTTTTGATGTGGGTTCATACTGCCACAAGATTTACGCTGGGAAAGAGAGAGAAACAGATTCTCAAGTAATTATCACTACCTGGCAGTCAATTTACAAACTTCCCCGACAATATTTTTCAAGATTTAATGTTGTTGTAGGAGATGAAGCACACCAGTTTAAATCAAAGTCATTAGTATCTATAATGACAAAACTTGCTGATTGTAAATATAGATTTGGTTTTACAGGTACTCTTGATGGATCTCAAACGCATAAATGGGTTTTAGAAGGATTATTCGGTCCATCTTATAAGATTATTAAAACTGATGAATTAATGAAAAAGGGTCATGTTGCGACATTAGACATTAATGTACTTCTATTGAAACACCCACCACATAAGTTTGAAAACTTTGAGGAAGAAGTTCAATATATCATCAATCATGAAAAGAGAAATAAGTTTATTCGCAATCTTTCTCTAGATTTAAAAGGAAATACTTTAATTCTTTTTGCAAGAGTAGAAGGTCATGGGCAACCATTATACGAAATGATAAATAATGAAAAGACTGATAATCGTCATGTCTTTTTTGTGCATGGTGGAGTTGCTACTGAAGATCGTGAAAAAGTTAGAGAGATTACAGAAAGGGAAAATAATGCAATCATTGTGGCATCTTATGGAACATTTAGCACTGGGATTAATATCAAAAATCTACATAATGTTATATTTGCGTCACCTTCAAAATCCAGAATCAGAAACCTTCAGTCAATTGGACGTGTATTAAGAAAAGGAAATAATAAAACAAAAGCAACTTTATATGACATTGCCGATGATATTAGTTACAAGTCTAGAAAAAATTATACTTTAAATCACTTAATTGAAAGAATCAAGATATATAATGAAGAAAACTTTAATTATGAAATTGTAAACATACCATTTAAAAACTAATGGGAGAAGAGTTTTACTGCATTTTAAAACTAGTTTCTGGTGAAGAAATATTCGCACTTATTTCGACTGATGATAATGATGGTGATCCAATTATTATTCTTCAGAATCCGATTACCATGAAAATGGTGAATAATCAAGGTAGTGTATATGTAAAAGTAAAACCTTGGTTAGAATTATCTGATGATGATATCTTTATCATTAAACCAGATAAAGTCATCACAATGACTGAAACTAATGATTCTCACATTATTAAACTTTACAATGATTATCTTTCAGAGGACTCTATCGAAAGTCCTTATAATGGATATGTTAAACCTTCATCTAAGATGGGTTACATATCCTCAGTGCAAGAGGCTAGAGAGAAACTGGAGAATATCTTTAAAGGTCTTAAAGAAAGATAGAACTCATCCATCAACCTCAACAAAGGTATTCTAGTGACTTTTTAATGCATTGTCAAGCCCTTTACATGTATGTTATACTTAATTCATCATGTATTTAAAAAAACCAATGTTATGCCAAAGAAAAAGACAGAACACTACGTAAATAACAAAGAATTATTGGAGGCAATGATTGTCTATCGATCAAAGGTAGAAAAATCATACATGAAGACTTTCAATAAAGATCTTACTGAGCAACCAAAGCAAGAAAGGGCAAAGAAGTGGGAAGGTAAACCACCGATTCCGAATTATCTTGGAGAATGTTTTTTGAAGATTGCCACTCACCTCTCATATAAACCAAACTTTGTAAATTATATGTTTCGTGAGGATATGATTTCTGATGGCATTGAGAATTGTGTGCAGTATATTCACAATTTCGATCCAGAAAAGTCTAAGAATCCTTTTGCATATTTTACTCAGATTATTCACTATGCATTTCTGAGAAGGATTCAGAAAGAGAAAAAGCAATTAGACATTAAAAGTAAGATTATTGAAAAGACTGGTTTTGATGAGGTCATGATGGTTGACGATAGCTTGCTTTCTGGGCATAGTTCAGAGTATAATGGAATCAAAGATGCCATTCAATACCGAAATAATAAATGAAAGTTGCAATTCTGACGGATACTCATTGGTCGGCAAGAAAATCATCCAGACATTTACATAATTACTTTGAGTTATTCTATGAGAATATATTTTTTCCAACATTGGAAGAATATGGAATAACTACCGTAATTCATTTGGGAGATGCATTCGACAACCGTAAGAGTATTGATTTTTGGGGATTGGATTGGACTAGGAGAGTTGTTTTAGATCCTCTTAGTAAATATGATGTGCATATGATTATTGGAAATCATGATATCTTTCTAAGAAACTCAAATACAATTAATTCTCCAAGTCTTTTACTTAAGGATTATCCAAACATAAAAACCTATTCTGAAGCAACAGAAGTTAATATTGGTGGACTTGATATTTTATTTTTACCCTGGATTAATGAAGAAAATGAAAAGCAAACTTTTAAACTTATTCAAGATACATCTTGCCAGTGTGCGATGGGGCACCTTGAACTCAAAGGATTTACAGCTTATCGTGGACACACCATGGAAGAAGGTATGGACTGCGAATTACTTAAAAAGTTCAAGCGTGTCTTTTCGGGACACTATCACACTCGATCGGATAATGGAAGAGTCTTCTATCTAGGGAATACTTATGAAATGTTTTGGAATGATGTGAATGATACTAGAGGATTTCATATCTTTGATACTGAAACACTAGAGCATATTCCAATCAATAATCCTTATAGATTATTCTATAATATTTACTATGAGGATACAAATTACAAAACTTTTGATTTTTCGGAGTATGAAAATAAAATTGTTAAGGTAATAGTTCGTAAGAAAACAAAACCAAAAGACTTTGAGAAGTTTATTGATAGGTTATATTCAGTTGGTGTACAAGATTTAAAAATAATTGAAAACTTTGAGATTCAAGAAAGCGAAGAGTTTGAAATAAGTGAGGATGAAAATACACTTTCTATCTTGAATAGATATATTGACGAATCTGAGTTTGATCTAAACAAAAATATTATTAAGGGATTATTTCAAGATCTTTATAGACAAGCTTGCGAAGTAGAATAATGTATCTTCTCACACTTAAAGATAGAAAAGACGACGGAGCATATGCAGTTCATGACCAATATGGTCAGAAAGTTTTATTTCTTTTTGAGGAAGAAGATGATGCAACTCGTTATGCCATGATGCTAGAGGATGAAGAAGATGAGGAAATGGAAATTGTAGAAGTCGATTCTGACCTTGCCATTCGCACCTGTATGCTCTATAATTACAAGTATGCAGTAATAACCCCTGACGATATTGTAGTGCCACCTAAGAATGATAACCTTCAAAAAAATTAGATATAAAAACTTTTTAAGTTCTGGAAACGTATTTACAGAAATTGACTTTCAAAAAAGTGCCACAAATCTCATTGTAGGAACAAATGGGGCAGGAAAATCAACAATGCTTGATGCCTTAACATTTGCTCTTTTCAATAAAGCATTTCGTAAAATTAATAAAAATCAACTTATTAACACAACTAATGAAAGAGATTGTGTAGTTGAAATTGAGTTTTCTGTAAATAGTCGTGATTATCTTGTTCGTAGAGGAATTAAACCGAATATATTTGACATTGAAGTAAATGGAAATCTTCTGCATAAAGAAGCAGATGATCGCGCAAATCAAAGAATACTGGAAGAAAATATTCTTAAGGTAAATTATAAATCATTTACACAAATTGTAATTTTAGGTAGCAGCACTTTTGTGCCGTTTATGCAACTTACTACTGCAAATCGTCGTGAAGTCATCGAAGATCTTTTAGATATTCGTATCTTTTCTGCAATGAATAATCTGATTAAAGATAAGATACGAACTCAAAAAGAAAAAATAAAATCTTTAGATTTTAAGAAAGAAAATCTAAAGGATAAAATCAAAATGCAAGAAACATTCATTGAAGAGCTTGAGAATCGTGGAAATGCTAATATAGACAGCAATAATCGGAAAATAACCGATTTAGATTCCGAAATTGGTAATCATATTGAAGACAATGAAAGATTGGAGAAAGAAGTAAAAGAACTTCAGTCTAAACTTGAAGAGATGTCCGATATTGATGGGAAGTTAGCAAAACTTAATAATTTGAAAGGAAAACTATCTCAAAAGGTATCAATAATGGCAGATGAGCATAGTTTTTTTACTGATAATTCGGTATGCCCTACATGCACTCAGACTATTGAGGAAGATTTTAGGTTAAATAAAGTTAAGGACGTTCAAAATAAATTAAAAGAACTGAAAAGCGGTTATGAAGAACTTGAAAAAACTATAGTTGCTGAAAAGGAAAGAGAACGTCAATTTATTGATACCTCAAAGGAGATTACAAAACTCAATCATGATATTTCTCAAAACAATACTCGGATTAGTCTCAATCGAAGACAAATCAGAGATCTTGAATCTGAAGTTCAAAAAATTACCGACCAACTTAAAAACAGAAATATTGAGCATGAAAAGTTAGAAGAGTTTCGTAAATCTCTACAGTCTGTATTTGATGAATTGTCAAAAAGAAAGGAAGAAATCGTTTATTATGACTTTGCATATTCTCTTCTGAAAGATGATGGGGTGAAAACTAAAATTATTAAAAAATATTTACCATTCATCAATCAGCAGGTCAATCGTTATCTTCAAATGATGGATTTTTATATTAATTTTTCATTGGATGAAGAGTTTAATGAAACTATGAAATCTCCAATTCATGAAGATTTTTCATATAGTTCTTTCAGTGAAGGTGAAAAGATGAGAATCGATTTAGCACTTCTTTTCACTTGGAGAGAAGTGGCTAGACTTAAAAACTCAGTAAATACAAATCTGTTAATCATGGACGAAGTATTTGATTCTTCACTTGATGGGTTTGGTACCGAAGAGTTTTTAAAGATTATTAAGTATGTGATTAGAGATGCTAATGTATTTGTAATTTCTCATAAGACTGGATTGGAGGACAAATTTGAAAGTGTCACAAAGTTTGACAAAGTAAAAGGTTTTTCCCGTATAGTCCAATAACAAACTTTGGAAAAATGACGACTCCAAACTGGCAACACAAT